GTGGGCGTTATCGTAAACCCCGCCCGTGGTGCTGCTCTTATACGCCGATGCCGATTCCTGCGGTTCCACCTGTGGTCCGTAAGTGTCGATCGCCGCTCCTGGCGGCAGCCCGATGCCGAATGTTACCGACGTCGCCTCGGCGTCTCCCGTCCCCGTAAGTGTGAAACGGCTCCAATCCTTGCCCACCGCACATGCGGCTTGAAGGCTCGCCAGTGACAGCGTGATCGTGGTGGGTTGTGCCGCTCTTAGGTAAACGCTCAGGCAATAGACATAGACCGCTGGGGCATTTAAAGTCTGTGAAAGGCTCTGCGGACCCGTGCCGGTATTGGCCACGCTCCACGCACTCATTCCCCCGGCAGGGTCGGCCACCCCGCCGGTGAGCGTCAGGAATGAACCCTTCTGCCACTCCACCTGCGTCGGATCGTCGCTCCAGGCCAGTAGATTTCCGTTCGGGTCCAGCAACGTGAATCCCTCGAGCGACCCTTCCATCGAGACGAAGAATTGCTGAAGCGTGGCCACTTCGGAGTCGCTCAGGCCGGTGTATTGCAGTTGCCATTCCGTTGTCTGTGCCGCCACGTCCGGGAATTTGATGGTCCGTCCATCCGCCGTGGTATTGACCACGGTTCGCGTGCGTCGTCGCTTGAGCAGCGGAAATTGGCTCAGCGCGCCCGTCGGCAGTTGTGGAAACATAGTTATGTCCGGTTCTCAATCACCGTCAGACTCGTCTGCCCGTGCATCTCTTCAACCGCGATGAGATCCAGTTCATCGCTCGCCAGGCTGCAGTTAGGGTACGACGTGCCATCCCACGGATCGACAAACGTGAAGCTCCCGTACTGTCCTTGATTGCTCAGGAAGAACCCCTCCATCTCCGCCAATTCACCTTCGTCCAGTTCGTTCAGCCGGATCGTCCAGCGATGCAGGGGTCCGCTCGCGTCGCGATATCGCTGGTCGCTGCCGTCCAGGAACCGCAGAATCTGGTTCTGATACCGCAGGGTCCGCGTCGCCGGATACTGCGCCACCGCATTGGTTTTCAGTTTGGGAAAGGTGGCCATGTTAGAGGTCGTTAAAGACGTCGTTAATCGAGCTCAGGTTCAACATCGCGCTACGCACGGCCTGGGCGATTTGGTTGCTATTGTCCATGAACGATTGCGCATCCATCGTCTGCACGTTGACCGAGATTTGCGGCATTGCCGCGCTCGTTCCACTGCCTGAAGTGCCGCCGCCTTGTGACCCGGAGCCGGCACTTGTGGTAACTCCGCCGCTGGCCATGCCCGGTGAATCCGCCATGCTGCCAACCAGTCTCGGTGTGCCCATTTGATCGAAATCCGCAGCGCTCAGGCCGCTCCCCGTATCTGCGCTTTCAAAAGAGATCGCCGATGGCATTGTGTACTTTTCCAGGGCGGGCGGTGCAGACGAACCTCCGCCAAACAGTCCCATCAATCCACTCAGCAGCGGCACAATTCCCAGCCCGCTCTCCAGAAAGGTCGTGGCTATCGACCCGATTGTGGATCCCGTGCTGCCTCCCGTCGGCGTTTCGCTCTCGCTTGGCACGCTCACCCCGGCTGCACTGCCCGACTCCCCGTACAGGTTGCTGCCCGCCTGCGCCTGGTTCGGGGCCGGTGTCATTTCCGCAACTCCCGGCGTCATCCCCGCCCGTGCCGGGTCCTTCAGTGCTCCCGTGATTCCGTCGGCGACGCTCTCCGTATTGTCCACGTTGCTCGTCTGCATACCCGCTGCCTCCGCGAAGCTATCGAGCAACCGTTCGTCTGTCTTGTTCGCCATGCTTCATCTCCGTAAGTAGAGCTTTCTCCAGAATCAGGAATGCTTCCGCCTGCCGCGCCGTCAGTTCCGAAAATCGCAGGCCGCCCAGCCTCCGCCGCACCAGATACTCCTCCAGCAGGCACTGGCTCTCCGGTGTGATGTGCGATTTCGGGCATTCGTGCAACACCACGTCGTGTCTCGCCCACACCGGCCGCCCCGCTGGCCCCGGACCCCCGTCGATCCACCCGCACCGCCGTCTCTTCTCCAAACCGGATTTTCTGCACGTGTCGCACCTCCAACCAGCCTGGTTCGAGAATTGGAAATGGAAGGCGACAATCAGTTTTTTCGTTCGGCCGCGCTCAGCCCGGTTTCCGTTCGTACCGCTGCCAGCGCCTCCCGGAACAGGTTCTCCGGTCCGGTTTCGGCCAGCGATTCCGGATCTGCTTTCGCCCCATCCACCGTCAGCCCGCGGATCTCCCGCAGACCCCAGGCTACGTATAACCGGTCGATCTCCGCCTGCAGAAGCGCGCCGTCCATCTTTCCGCCAGCGTCCGAGGCCGCGTCCAGAAATTCCTTCCTGCCTGCCAACTCCCGTACCCGCCGCATCAGTTCCAGGCGCCGCACGAAGGACATTCGCGCAACCACGTACGTAACTCCCGGGGCGAGTTCCGACTGCACCTCTCGAATGCTCTCGTAAGTCATGGCTATCCGAAGGCCACCGCGATCTCGTTGTCTGCCGTGCCCTGCGCCCTCGACGGCCGGAATTGCCACTGCAGCCTGTTCTTACCGTCGTCGAACTCCGGGACCACGGGAACCACGCTGCTTAAGTTCACCGCCATCACCTGGCCCTCCACCTCGCCCAATTGGAACATCACGCTCACTGGCGAGTGCTGCCGCGCGGCTTGGTACAGGCTCGCCGTCGCGGTGTCGTCCTGGCCGTACAGCGCGAAAGCCGCCGTAACCGTCCGCTGTCCCGGCGAGATGCACTGCGCCAGGTTCGTTCCGAATTCCTTCATCCGGAGGTCCAGGTTGTTCTTGAGTATCAGGGAGGCATTCGTGATCGTGAAGAACTGCGTGGGCGTGCTGCCCAGCCATGCTTCTCCGAGGTTGCCGGGCACAATCGAGTAATCGAATGCTTGCAGGGTCGGCTCTGCCGGGAAGCTCGTCGCGTCCGCCACCGTCCCCGTGTAACTGCTGCTGTCCACCACGTCCTGTGCCAGCCCGCTGAAATGGAATTCGTGGAAATCGCCGTTGACCAGAATCTCCAACTGGTCCACCGCTACACCTGACAGGAACCGCTGTACCGCCGTCGACGGATCCCAGTAGTCGTAAATACTGGCGCTCGGCAGTTCCGTCGCGGGCGTGTAAGTGATCGACGCCCCCAGCGTCGCCCCCGTAGCCGGCGTGTTAGTGAACGGCGCGTTCAGTTGCACCGTGACCGTGTCCACTATCGCCGCCACAAAGCGCAGCTCCCCGCCTGCCGACACTGCCTGGTTGACGCTCAGTCCGTGCGGCGCCGCGAACGCCAGTTGTCCGCCGGTCGTGGCCGATGCCACCGTCCCTCCCGCGAATTGCTTCGGCGTTGCCCCTAGCGCCGCCTGAAAGAGCGGTCCGTACGCCGGAGCTGCTGCGCTCGTTTTCTGCCAGCTCGTCAGGTACGTCTGCAGCTCGAAGCTTGTGCGATACCGCCCGCCGGCCGGCAGGCCCGGAAATGTCCGGCTGCCCGTTTTGTCTTTTCGGTTGGTGGTCTCAAGCTGGTTGCGGGCTGTGAGTTTCACCGCTGGGATCCGGCTGGCCGCCGTGATTGTCGCCACGCTTCCGTACGCGCTCTCCAGCGCCGTGTAGAAGCGGTTCGCATTTGAAGAAATATAGGCCATGCTAGTTGGTACTCACTCCAATCTCGAATGTGATCTTCGCCACTTGGATATAATTCTTTCCGCCGTGCTTCACGGCTCCGAACGCCACTTGATAGCCCCCGGCGTAGTACATGCCGGAACCCCAATCTCCGCGGTTCCCGTCCAGAACCTGCGTCACGGCGTCCGCGCACTGCTCGAGGCCTTCTTGGAGACCTTGCAGCCGGTCCTGCGAACATCGGATCTCCGCCGTCATCTGCGCCGTCCCTGAGAACGTTCTGAATTTCTCGGTCAGGCTGTTTACTAACTTCTCGCAGTACACCTGGACCGTCGGATACCGGACGATCTCGCCGCGCTCCGTCAGGTCCGCCGCCGCGTTCTGTGCGCGGATGTCAATCCTCGTTGCAGCGTTCCCGTCTCCGCCGCCCTGCAATCCCGCCAGGTAAGTGTTCACTCCGCTGGACGCCGAAAATAGCTGCACCGCCAGTGCCGTCGCTTGCCTACCGATTCCCGCCATTTCAACCTCTCTGGATCGCCCGCGGTATCGGGCGGAAGTAGTTCGGTTCCTGGCCTGTCCCCGGCAGCCGTCCCGTCATGGTGAGAATGCCTGGCTGCACCCAGGACTCTCCCGGTTCCACCGGCGCCGCGTTTTGTAGGGCCAGATTGTTTGGGTCCGTTCCCGCGTACACGTTCCACCCTGTCGCCGTCTTCGGCGGATCGCCCGCTTCCACCAGGAACGTTCCGCTCGCCGTCGTCACCACCGTTGCTTCCGATGCCGCGCCCTCTTCGCCCGCCGCGTTCACCCAGGATATGGCTGCGAAATACGTCCCGTTCGGCAGGTTGCCTCCCGAGGCCGGCTGCGCCAGCACCACTTCCGGTGCCGATGCCTTCGGCAGCGGCGTTGTCACCACGCCGAGTCCCATCTCCCTCAACGTCTCGAACGCCTGCTTGGCCATCTCGTGGTACTGATCCCGCTTGCCTCCGTAACGGTCGTTGAGTTGATCGTTGTAAGCGTCGCTGTAGACCAGCTCCAGCGCCCGATAAGTGTTCCAGAGTTTGAGCGGCGGTGTTACCACCACTGAATTCAGGTTTGGCTTCGGAGTCACCCAGAGCCACTGATCGTAGTAGGAGCTCCCCCTGAGGAGAGTGAGTAGCTCGAGACTAAGTTCGTTCCGTGCCAGATTCAGTTTCTGCGTCAGATCGATCTCTTCCGCGTGAGCCACGTTTAGGAGTTGCGAGTCCCGCGCCGCCATGTCGTCGATCGTCGATGGAGGACCGTCGGTGAACAGAGCCATATTCTTAACCCTGCTCCCGCTCCCCTCGCAGCCGTTTCAGCTCCGCGGTCGTCACTAGCGACAACGGCACTCTCAGAGCTGCCATTTCCTCTTCCGCTCGCCGTTTCGCTTCCGCCTGCGCCTGCCGGAAGGCAGCCATACCTTCTGCCGATGGCAGCTCCGCCGTTCCGTCGACCATCATCTTTGCGGCCACTGCTTTCGGTACTTCCGTGTAGATACCCGCCTTGCCGCCATCCCCGGTTTCCAGGCTGACCACTACCACATCGTTCTCCGTCATACCCGCCACCGTCTGTCGAATCTTCTGGTAATACGCCCTCAAGTCCATGATGTTCTCCCTGATTGTTCCTTTCCCCTGCAAAACGCGGGGACCCGCCCCTTTATGGTCCCCGCCGTCTCCCCGCGAGACACAATGCTCCCCACTCCGTGCTTGATCCCGTTCCCTGAGCCTCGCGGCTCGGTAGTTCGCCCAATCTAACGAGCCGCGGTGGTTAATACGTGGCGCCCTGCGAGCCTTGCCGAGTGCGGCTAGGTGTTGACCTGCACGCCCGCTGCATTCCGCAGAATGCCGCAACCGTACAGCACATCGACGGTGAACTGCTGCGCCAGCGTGTTCGGCTGGTAGCTCATTACCACGCGCATCCCGAAATTGCCCATCTCGGCGTACTCCGCGATGGCGCCCGTCCCCGGCAGCGGTTGCGGCAGCCGCCGTACCACCAGGCCGATGGCGTCCTTAGTGAACGCCAGGTTGTGCGTATTCACCGTGGTCGTTCCCGTCTTCGGTACGAACTGCGACCGGAACACATAGAAGTCCTTCACTTTGCCGATCGTGCCGTCGATCAGCGCTTGCAGCCCGGCGTCGCCCGCCGTCTGAAACTCGCTGAAACGCGGTATCTGCCGCCAGGCCGAGTAAGACGCTGCGTCCACCACAATGAACTTAGGTTCGGCGGGCGGTATCTTCGCCAGGAACAGCGCGGTCTCGGCCGCATCCACCGTCGCTTCTGTGATCGTCGTTGCCGCTGTGCCCACCGGCGTATTGGACGTGAAGCCCGCGTACAAATTCAGAAGATCGCTTTCCACCTTCTGCGCGATTGCGGCGACCGCCGGCTGCAGGTAGATCTTCAACAGGTCCGGTACCGCCAGCACTTTGAGGACGTCCGGAATCTGGAATGTCGATTCCGCATGAGTATTGAGCACGATCTGCGCGTTCCCCACAGTCGGGTTTTGCAGCGTGACCGTGCCGACGCCGACCGTGCCGACGTCATTCAGGTTGTTCGCCTGCATCTGCGGCGGGATCGGCACGTTGATGGTGTCGCCGGAGTGCGCCAGCACCGGCTCGTAATCGCGATTCACTAGGTTCCCCATTACGAGGTTCCCGACCAGCACCGGCAATGCCTCCGCCGCCACCAGCTTCACAATCGCAGTCGCGACATTAGCTGAAGTAATTGCTCCCATTCGTTCTCCTTCTTCTTATTCCTTGGTCCGGCCTTCCGGTCGGCTGTTTTCTACAGTCCCCGCAGGGACTGCGACGCCACGCGCACGATTTCCTCTCGCACCCGTTGCATCTCTTCCGATTTCATGCCCGGTCGGATCCGATCGATGCTTACCGACTCGTTTCCGCCCTGTGGCGCTTTGAGATTCCCCGTCATCCCGGTTCCTCCCGCGATCCGGGCTGGCAGAAACTCCGGATTCTCCTTCACGAACGCCGAGAGATACTCTCGTACCGGCACTTCGCCGCCCTCGTTTCGTGCCACCAATCGCCCGTCTTCGCAACGGACAATTCCGTCCTGCACCGCTTTGAATGCTAGGTCGATCTTGGCCACTCCCAGCCGTTGCAGCTCTGCCCGGACCGCGGAACTCCGCTCTGCCTCCTCCGCCTTCATCCGGTTCCGCTTGTTTTCTTCCGCCAGTTCGTTCAGCCGGCGCTCCATCTGCTCCCGGCGCTTGCGCTCTTCTTGCAGTTCTGCCTTGTACGCAGGCTCGCTCTTCGCCTGCTCGTCATTGGCGTAATCCTGGATCGCCTGGCGCACAATGGCTTGAACGTCGATTCCTTCCATAGTCCTCCCTTGAAAAGCCCTCCTTGAAATAGCTGGGGCGGGCCTTTTGCCAGCCCGCCCGTGCCCACCTACTCGCCGTCTGTCCACTTACCGCCGCTTACTGCAATACCGGATCTGTCATGCCGCCCGGTTTCTTGTAGTCCGTCCGTTCGATCTCCTCCACTATCTGGCTTTTGACCTCCGGCGGCGCATCGCTGAGGTATTTCAGCGCCAGCCGTTTGAATACCTGCTTCGTGAGCGTCGGAGATTCGATCCCTAGTGCCAGAAGATTCTTCGCGTCGTCCAACTCCGTGCCGAATTCGTCGATATCGAAATCGTCCAGTCCCGTCACCGAAATCGCAGCTTCGTCCTGGCGGGCCGCCGCCACAGCATTCAGAACCTGCGTCATCGTTTCCTTGACCGATGCCCCGTATGCTCGCAGCACCTCTTCCGTAGTTGCGAAATCCAGTTGTTTGCTCAACCCCGATTGCCGCGCTCCCGCTCCCGTGCCGTCTCCTGCCTGGATCGTCAGGTAACACACCCGGTAAATTTCGTCCTTCAGTTGCACCAGGTTGTCCGCTGCAATCTGATATACCTTGCCGTCCGGCTCCGTCCATCCAAACCGGTCGTCCTTGCCAAGTTGTAAGTAGTACGATTCCCCCACAACCTGTTTGAATTCGCTGTCCGAGTACACCACCGGCATCGCGAACAGCCCCATCGTCAACGCCCACGAGAGTGCGTTCGATTTATTGAAATGCTCCACCTGCAGCAGCGCCGCCTTATTCATCAGCCACAGCCCTGCCGTCGCCTTCATCTCGAAAACGGGAACCCGGCCGAACGGCGCC